GAAGGCCCTGATGGTCCCGAAGGACCCGAAACTGTACTATCTAATCCACTTGGACCAGAAGGCCCAGAGGGTCCGCTGGGACCACTTGGGCCAGAAACAGTAGAATCCTCTCCTGCCGGACCCGAAGGACCCGAAGGACCGCTTACAGTTGAAGGTTCTTCGGTATTATCAAGAGTCCCTGAAAATGGATTAAATACAAATTTTGACATATTTTAAGATTTTTCTATGCGCACGAGATTCGTTCCGCTATAAGTCAAACTCAATGTCGCCACGACGATACCTCCATTCTTATAAATAACACTGGTCAGATTATTGCTCCCATCATACCCAAGAACAATATCGTCATAGACCGGTATTTGAAATCCGATAAGTTTATCTAAATTAGATTTAATATCCGCCAAATTGCCACCACTTTCTTTGGCAACATTGGATATTTCGGGGTTGTATATCCCTGTGTCTATTTTGCTCATAGTTTTTTCGCAAATTCAGCGATTAACTCTTTTTTTTCTTTGAACTCTTTAAAAGATTGCTCGGTTTCAATCGCTAACGCCGCAATTTCTTTTTTGCGCTCGTCCAAAGCCAACCCATCAAGTTTTACTTTTCTTTCGGCAATTCGCAATGCTTCATCTCTATCCGCAATCTCTTTTTTAGCGTCTGAAATCCTTTTCATTGTTTCCTTTTCCTCTTTTATCAACTCATCTTTTTTTGTTTCAAGTCCGCTCAACAAATCCCTTGATTTGTCAATTTGTTTTTGGATTGCTTCCACACTTTCCTTTTTTTCGGCTTCTCGCGCGGTAAGTTTGGATATTTCACTTTCAATTTGCGCTTTAAAAGTTTGCAAGCGGTTAACTTCAAGCCCCATCGCGGTGGCTTGGTTTTTGTAGGTGTCAATCGCGGTTTTAATTTCCTCGGGGACTTTGAAATTGGTAATTTCGTTATTGTTTGTCATAATTATTTACGATAATTCCGTCACGACATATCTTGGGCTTGTCCCCGCAACGGTGATTATTCCATTATAGACAACAACATCGGACTGGCTCACCGAACCGCCCGTGCCGTCATCGTTGACTGAACCTGCCTTTAAGGCGAAATGAAACACTTCGGTAGTCGCTCCGCTCCCCAGACGCACATACAAAGTGTTCGTTCCAAGGTTTTGGATTGACCACGAGGAACGGTTTGTGTTCACCGCCATCGCCGTTGCCGAACTGGCGATTGACGGCGTGTTCGCTCCCGTAGCGGACCGGATGAGCATAGATTTATCTGCCATTGTGTTATTTGTCTTTGTGGGCGGAACGAGTGTGGTTGGTCAATTTAATTGCCATATCAAACTCTTCACCGCACACATCGCATTTATAAACCTTTTTTGGTTTTTCTTCTTTTACTTCCTCTTTGGTTTCTTTTTTTGCTTCCAAAACCTCATTGAGCTTTTTGGTCAAATCCGCGACTTGGCTTTCAAGGTTTTGCACTCTCACTCCGTCTTTTTCTTTGGCCAACGCTTCTTTCCTGATTTTGTCCAAATTCACGCCCATCTTTTTTGCCATCTCGTCAAAAGACACATTCTCCAAGAAAGATTGCGCCAATACGGCTTTTTCCTGCTTGTCGGTTGTTTTGGCGAAAAAATCCGCCATTTTCCTCGCTCCGTGTTCGGCGATATAGTTAATAAAATCTTTCGTCTCGCCTGCTTTGATTACATAATTCGCGCTGTCAAATTTGAAGGTAAAATCCCTTTCGGTGTTGTTGTAAAGTTTTCTAAATTCAATAGGTTTGTTTTCCATAGTTTTGTGGGGTTGCCCCCCAAGTCCGCCCACACAGACAAGGGGGGCAACAATTAAATTACGCTGCAATCGTCAAGCAACAGAAGTTGCACTCGTTGTCGCCAGAAGCCGCCACGACATACCCAATAATGGTATTGTCGGCATCACTATCTGCAACAATCGCTTGCCCGTTAGCGTTTCCGCCCGGACAAATGCTTTCGCCCTCGGTGAGAGTGTCGCCCAATACCGCCGCGTAGCCTCTGATTTGAAGCCAGCCGTAGTAGTTTTGGGTCAAAGTCCCAATGCCCACGCCCGAAACCGGCTGGTCAAGGTCGTTGGCGGTGGCAATCGCCGCAACCCCCAGAGGCGCGACAATCTCGCCATCATCCGTTCCGCCTGCCGCCAAAGCGGTGGCAATGCTCTTTTCCAGCGTCAAGGTTGTAGCAGTATTTGCAACAATCTTGATAGGCTCGGTAGAACCTGTTCCGCCCGTTGTGGTTTGGTAGTAATACCCCACATAAGCATTGCTCGTCCACGAAGCATCGCTGTCGGTGATAATCGTGGTGGTTGCTCCGTCCGGACCCGTTCCATTCGCGCTGGTAAGGTTGGTAATCGCCACTGCCGTGGCAATAGTGTTCACCTGCCCCAATGCGCCTGTTCCGCCGGTCATCTTGACATAGCGAAACGCTCTGCCGTCATTTAGCTCCCTGATAGCTCCCAGCGTTTCTTGCGCGGTGCTGTCATTGGCGGTCAACTTCGTGTTCCACAACTCCCCTTTCGGGTAATCTTGATAAGCCATTCTTTTATCACCTCATTATTAATTTTGAGTGTGATTATTATGGCGGTTTTAACCAGACCGCCTAACTGGTTTTTTTAACTATTAAGCAGCTATAATTTTGCTAACAACGTGCCAACCTGTTCCATCGCAAACGACTGTCGCTGTGTCATATTGAGCGTCAATTTCCGCAAAAGTGGCGGCTCCGTCAATAAGTTCGTCTCCATTGGCGTCAATCGTAACCGCGGCGGCATCCGCTGATGTTTTCTTGATTGTGTACCAAGCTCCGGCAGAAGTGGCGGCGGCAGGCAAAGTCAAAGTCCTCGCAACCGTATTACCGATTGTGTAAAGACCGACCATTGCAATTGTTAAAGTCGCGGCACCGTCAGCACCGGCGGTAATCTGCCCATAAGTGGGCGCGGTTAATTGAACTTGTCCTGTGCCGTTCGGGGTAACGGCAATGTCCCCATTCGCGCCATCAGTGATGGTAATCGTGCCGCTGTCTGTTCCCTCGTTGGTGTTCAACACAAGGTTGTAAGCACCGCTTGAAGTTACATATCCGGCATCGCTACCGCCTCCAACAATCGCGTAATTGGTTTTTACCGTCAACCCAACTTCCGCTGTTCCGGCAACATCAATGTAGAATTTCATTGCCGATGAAGAAGTCACGCTGGTCGCGTCAATAATCATCGTTTCAATCCGTCCAAATTCTTCCGAGCCGGTGTCATCCACGCCCCAGAACTGAACGCTGGAAACAACATCATTGTCCGCCGGGCTTGCCGAAGTGTGAGTGGTTTTAATCACCACACCCGTTGCTCCCGCGTTGGTGCTATACAGGTCAAGCAAAGGTGCAGCCGCTCCCGCGCTTGTGGCTTGGATAACCGCTCCGGTTGAAGTGTGATTATCAATCCGCACGCAGACCGCGTTGCTGGTCGTGGTTGAGCCGGTGTTGTCAATCTCCAAAGTGTAGGAGGTCGCTCCCGCCGGTGTTCCCGCTTGTGCCAGTCGCAAGATAGAACTACCCGCCGCCATCGCGCCCGCAGAGTGCAAGCTCAATACCGCTTTGTTGTCGGCAATCACTCCGTCCGTGTGGATATATGCCACATCGTAGGCGGTAGGGTCAGCGTCAACATACAGGGCTTCGCGAGTGTCCACTCCGCCTCCGTTGACTTTAACCCCCAAACTGCCCGCGTCAGGGACAACATAGACCACAGTCGCGCCTGCGGCGGCCGCTCCGGTGAATGCGGCATAAATGCCATATCCGCCCGCGTCAACCGTGCCGCCCGCGTCAACCTTCAATACCGCTTTCCCGGAAGCAATCGCGCCCGCCTTGTTGTCCAATAGCAACAGTGTCGCAGTGCCGTCTTCGCTTTCAATCACATTCTCATCACTATCGTTGAGTAAAATATCACCGGCAGTGATTGTGAATGCGTCTGTTCCCGCGGCATTACCGGCGATAATTGTCGCCCCGTAAAGCCCAACAGTGAAGTCAGAAGCCGCACCGTCATAACAATCAATATACAACCCCGCGAAAGTATCCGCCGTGGTGTCCAAGTGGAGCAATGTTCCGGTAGTAACGCCATCAGCGTTAATATCCACCACAATTCCATCAGTTACCGAGTCGGCGGTAATGGTAAGCGCGGTTTCGTTGCCGGTGTTGGTAATCACCGCTGAACCTTCGGTAATGGTAATATCGCCAGCAGTTACCGTAATATCACCGGCCGTCAGAGTAAGCGCGTCCGTTCCCGAAGCCGCGCCGCCGATAACAGTCGCTCCCGCCTCGCCGATAGAAAATACCGCCGCGCCTCCGTCCTGCTCCCAAAGACGAATATAACCCCCGCCGTTGAGTTCAGAAGCGTCCAACGAGATATTTAAAGCAAAACCAGTCGTCAGCGATGCAGAGGTAATCTGCACCAAACCAGCGTCTGTGGCGTTGCCCCAAGTGGTCATCGTGTCGTTGGTAATTGTTACCGAATTGGCAACATTGGAGTCATCGGTCAAAGCAGTTGCTCCGTCTGATACCGTCAAACCTCCCGCCGTGACTGTTGCTCCGGTTGAAGCAGTGAACGCTCCGGCAACAGTAAGAAGTCCACTCATTGTAACCGCTTCGCTTCCGTTGGTGGTCACAATGGCAATCAACCCCGCTTTACCGCTTGCGTCAATGCTCAACGCCGAAGCGTTGTTGTCAATCAAGTCCCAATCAATCGCCGCTCCGGTTGAGGTAATATCGCTTGTGGTGGTTACACCTACACAAGTCACCAACCCCGCGCTGGATATGTTCCAAGTGTCTGATGTTCCTTGAATATCCTTGCCCGAACCGCTATTGGCGAATTGCAGAACCGCGCCTGCCGCCGCCGCACTCGCCGCAAGGGTAAGCCCGTCTCCGGTGGCGTGAGTAAGCGTGAATGTAAGCGTGGTGCTGTCAATCGTCATCGTCTTGTCTAACGCATACAACGCTTCCCAAGACGATGGAGAGCCTCCTGTCGTTGAGGTGGGAATGGTATACCAAGTCCCCTCAACATACATCCGCAAGCCGGTGCCGGTAAGGTAATACAATCTGCCGTTTGCCAAATCACTGTCGGTCGGGACGGTTGAAGTCGCAACCAGCTGGACTTGGTCGGTGGCAAGTATGCCCTTGTTCTGGCGCACGGCAGGGATATAATTCTTAACATTTCTTAAAGACATATAAGTTTAATTAACTTCCCAGCGGGGAATGAATACCCCAGCATTATAAATAATACTGCGCTGGAAAGTTAATTTTTAATACTAAACTACTACGCGGTACAGCCCTGGTCCACGCTATTATGACGAGGCGAAGTGCAAATCAGCTGCCCGTATTGGATAAGCTGGCAAGTTTCACCATCTTGCAATGTGGGTCTCATCCAACCCGTAAAGGCAATGCCGTGGTTTGCCGGTGCTTCGTTGTCAACGCCTTCAATAATTCCACCGCCCAAGTCAACCGTGCCATACAACGGATGAGCCAATCCCGCCCAATACAATTTATCGGTATTGAGGTAATAGATATACCCGCTGGTGCATTTCTCGTCTTTGACAATGGGAATGCCGCGATAAAATATTGCGGTGTATCCGGCAAGTCCGGTCAAGGTTTGCCCTGAACCAACATCACCCAAGCGGTTGACTTTACCGCGCTTTGAACCCGCCGCGCCGTAGGTTGCCATCACACTGGGGAACAGCAAGTCCTCAACCGCGCGCCATAAAGTTTTCGTGGTAATAATCAAGTTTGGCTCGTGAGAACCAACAGTCGCCTCATCAATTGATTGCCCCAGCGTAGACAAAGAAATGCTTCCCACCGAAGTATCCACATCGGCGTTCAGAGCGGAGTAGGTGGCTCTTGCAAGTCCGGTGTAGTCTGCCGCGACGCTTCCATCGTCCACGATATTACCCAACCCGTCGGGGTCGTTGCCCGTGCCACTTCCATAGAACTTGTCCGCGCACAAATCCAGATAATCGTCCTTAATGCTTTCCAGCTTGTAGCGCTTCAAGTCAACAATAGATTTGGTTTTGTTGATGGCTTCATCCATTGAAGGAATAGTCGCCGAAGCATACATTGAAGTCGGTTTCCAATACATCCGCACGGTGTTGTTCTCCACGGTGGAGCCAAAATTGCCCATTCCGCTATAAGAACCCATTTGGGTGTTCTTTTGGTATTTCAATGGGATACCCTGCGTTACACCTGAAAACGGTTTGGCTTTGGAAAACACCAGCGATTGAATCACTGATCCGTCCAAAATGCCGTCAACCACTTTCTTTAAAGTTACTTGCTCGGTCAACACCGAAGTGTCGCCGTTAAAAGTTCTGCCAGACATAGTTTATTTCTTTTGATTTTTCGCCCACTCTACAAGTTGCTCGGTGCTATGTGTCTTTAACATCTTGTAGGGTATGGCAATATCATTAGGTTTATCCCCCTTGCCCCTCGCTTCGGGAATGTAGCCCTCGTCCTTGATTTGTTTTACGGTTTCGGATTTTAACGCTTTCTCTCTGATTGAGATATATGCATCGTGGACGCTGTCGCCTGTCTTGACGATATGCTCTAACACTTGCTTTTCCACTTCGGGGGTTATCTTTTGCCCCAATGCTTTAAGCTGGGTAAAGCCTCGTTCAATGTCAGCGTCAATCGCGTCTTGTTTTTCGCGTTCCGCTTTGGTGAGCTTTTGCATTTCCTCAATCGCTCGCTTGGCGGCGCGTTCCTCAACCTCTTTCCAAGTTTCGGGTTCTTTCTCCTCTGCTTCGGGCTTGGAAGTTTTGAGCTGGGCTAGTTCCCCTTTCAAGGTTTCAAGTTCGGCTTTGGTGGCTTTGTAGCCATCATTGATTTCTTTAAACCTAGAATAAGGGATAGCTCGCTCTTCCTCCGCGTTTCCTGTTGGGTTTTGTTCTCCGATTGATGGGTCGGTTTCCGGTTCAACCTCCGGATTTGTATTTACATCGTTTTGCATAATAATTGTCATTTTTTAACGCCGTTTTGTCGGCTTAATTATTATTTGCTTCCACTCAACTTTTCTTTTAATTTTTTAAGGGCACGCTTGGCACCGGACTTGGCTGTATCCCTCATCGCACCGGGCAAGTGGTAGGCAGTAGTTTTTTGAAACTTTGAAATAATATCATTTTCTCTTGCCATATCTTGCCTTGCTTTTTCCACTTTGCCTTGTTTCTCGGCTTGATTTTGATAATACAATGCTTCAATTTTGTTTCTAATTTCCGGAGGAACAGTCCCCAAATCAAGTTTTTCCATAATTGTTTTGGTTATTATATGATTGCGTTTTACCTTTTAATTGCGCAATCTCTTGGCGCGTATGTTCAATCATCGCCATTCTGATTGTGTCGTCCTCCAAATTGGTAAATTCAGGCGACTTCATAAACTTAGCGTGTTCCTCAATATGCGCTTGGTCAGCTTTTGCATTAGGCGGGACTTGCTCGCCTTCCATAATCTTTTTTTGGTCTTGCATTGCGCTTCCCTCGGGAGTGTTTTCCATTCCGGGCGTGTTCCCGTCCATCAAGAACTCGGACATATAAATCTTAGGGTCAAAGTTGTAAAGCACCGCTCGTCTTGCTTTCTCTTTGGGTGCAATTTCGTCATATTCCTCAAAATAGGTCAACGGGTCAATCATCTTGCCTTTGTATCTTTCATCCGCCTGCTGGCGTTTGCCGGCTTTGTATGCGGTCATCTCGCTCTTAGCTAACACCTCAATCCCGTCCTCAATGTCATTGTTGCTGAATTTAAGATATGTCGCCGAACCCTCCGCTCCCAAAATCCTCGTGAAATGAATGTCGTCATAATATACTTTCGCCATCTGCAACATCCACGCATACAAAAGGTTTAATTTCTTGTCAATCCGCCTCACCGCCAAATCCAATCTGCCCAAATCGCCTTCCCTTAGAATGTTGCGTCCGGTGGCGGTCTCTTGGTTGCCTTTCTCGCCTCGGGTTGTGCCGTGCGCTCCCATCGTGTTGTCAATCTCGGTCTTGCTGTCCCGCAAGTCCTCCAAAATAACTGGACTGATTGGCTGGGGGGCGATATAGGTGATTGCGTCGCCGGCTTTGCCTTGTTTGAGCCACAATGGCGAATTTGGATTTGAGATGAGTTTTTTTGCCTCTTCCTTGCTGAGATAACTGCCAGACACTACAATGCGTCCCAGCGCGTGGATTGCCGCGCGGTCAATCTGTCGTTTGCGTCTGTTGACAATATCCTGCCCGCGCTTGCCTTGCTCAAAGTCGGTGGTTGTCGCATATATGCTCTTGCCCAAATTCTTCAAGGAAAGAATGATAAACGGCTTTCGGGGTTCGTTAAAGTAATTGATTAAAATGTTTTCCAGCTTCTTGTCTTTGATTTGCTTTGTCCATTTTTCTTTTAACTTGCCCATCTTTTTCTTGCGGTCTTCGGTAGTTTCTTCCCAATTCCAATTCGGGTTTTTCTTTTTCTCCAAAATAATATCGTTGACTTTCACCACCACAAAATCGTTGGTCCAGTATTTGATATAATTGATATTTGTCGCCAAATATGAAGCTCCAAACTTGTCTGTCAATTTTTGTTTGGCTTTGGGATACATTTCCATCAAATCCCCCAGTCGGTCGCTCTCCAATTCGGCGATAAACTTGGCGTCATACTCATCAGTAGCGTCCTTGTCAATCATTACCTTCTGCGGACGGATAGTTTCAATGGTGAAGTCATCTCGGTCTTTGTCCCATTTGATTTTTAATACTCCAATTCTTGAAATGTAAGCGTGCCTGACCCAATCCTCAACCTTGACTTCCATATCGTCATCAGTCCATTTCCAGCTAATCCACTTTTGGTTTTTTTCGGCTAATTCTTTACTCTCATCGGTATCTTGGGCAGGCAAGACAATCGGCTCACGGCGCTTGCTGGTAATGATGGCAATCATCGTTTCAAGATTGCGATAGAGTATATTTTGGTCGGAGGGAAGTTCATACTCAAATCGGCTCTCGTCCATTTGTTCACCAAGAAAATACGCCTCATTCTCATCTTGGATTTTCTTGATTTTGTCATAAAGCGGCCGTGCTTCTTGGATGTCGGCATCAATCTCACGCACCAAATCCGCGTCGTTGGATGACAACTCAACAAGTTTGCGGTATTCCCCCGCTCCTTCTTGAAAGTTATCATCTGTATTCGGTTGTGCAGTATTGATTGCCATAGATTAACAAAAAGCCCCGCAAAGCGTTGGATTGCTCCATTGCTCTACGGGGTTCTGTGAAGTTTAAAACTTCTTGCGACCCTCCCGTCTATTATTTTTTATTGGTTAAAACAAAAGTTTTTCTTGCTTGCTTGTTGGGCAAGCAAAGCGGTTATTATTATTTAAAGTTGAAACGATTGATTGGGTTGGCACATTCCCTATTACTACATTTTAATTCTAAATCCCCGCCTGTCAAGTGGTCATACTTGGCAAGCAGTTTCCCGCAACTCATACACCGCAAATCCTTTAATTGGATTTCGGGCTTGGGAAAAGTGTTGGTGATTGTGTATATTTGTAGTTTCATTTTAATAGTATTTTTTAATTGGGCCCCGCGACCTGTCCAGCACTTGGGAAAGCCGGTGGCTTTTTTTTGCCATCTGGCTGACATCGTGACTGGACACATTCAAATGCTTTGCCCCGTAAAGTTCAACATAGCGGGGATTTATCTCGCCGCCTTCGCGCGGTTGCACCAAATCATCCTTGTATTTGGCTTGCATTTCCTTGATTTTGGAAATTTTTTGATGAGAATGCTCCTTAAATTCCTTTTTTAAGATTTCAGCCATATTTTTTATTTTTTAATAAATGCCCCTTATAACAAAATAATCTCCGTCTTGTTTAATTTCTAAATCTCTGCCAAGAAACAAAGAAAAATTTATTCCTCCGAATATGGCACATCTCTCAACTGGAGCGCGGAAAGCCCCCGCTTTAGCTGTCATCCCCGAACATCGGAAAGCAACTTTATTGCTTATTTCACCACCTTTAACTTCAAAAATTGTTTCAAAAGGAACTTTCATATTTTTCATTTTTTAAAATCCTCCGCCCCAAAATCAAGCACTTCCCCCTCGGGTTTTTGCTTTTCTATTTTCTCTTGCTTGACTTGCTCTGGGGTCTGCTCGTCTATGGTCAAGATTGGAATGCCGAATAGTTTAATTGTTTTTTTCATAAATTATAAATAAACCCACTCGCCAACTATATCCAACAATCGGCTATTGCCATTCAACCGCTTCGGGTAAATCTGCTCACCGCTCGTCGGATAAACCT